CAAGTGAGGTATGGTTTGAAAAAAAACCAGGACAATTGGACAAATCTTCTGAAAGCCAAGCTGGGTATAGGTTTGCGGCTGTCCAATTTCTAAATTTAAAAAGGACGTTTTTGGACAGAGCTTGTAAGTCCTTGATTCTAAAGAGAAATCTCAAAACAAAACTGGACATCATTTTTGGACACATCCAGTTTTGTAGCATAACTTGGTATAAGGGTCTTGCAAAGACAACATAGGCTCATTTTATGGCCAACATATTTCGAACACCAGTATTTGTATCAGATGTAGTGCCGGATACGGTATCTACCCCCTCCTACTCTAATCCAGAACGAGAATTTAAAAACAGACTGCTCGAAGCTGTTAGAACTTACGTAATGGCTACCAGGTGGACGTTACTTGATTTTTACGCTCCCACATCTAGAGACGGACAGATACATATCCGTATTTCTCTAAGACCACCCGGAGGAGCTACAGAAGATTTAGACCTCGCTTTTGCATTTGATTGGTACACGTTGGCATCTAGTGTCCGTAACCATCAGGAAATAGGCAATTTGGAGATATCGCAATCCCTCAGAACAATAGAGAGAGAAATGGCACAATGGAACCAAAGACGAACCGAGCAATTGCAGAACCAGGCTCGGCAAAGACAAGAAGCAGCAGAACGTAGACAGACGGCAGCTGCGGCTATAGACCAGGAGCAACTGTACACGGTATTCAACAATACGGCTATATCTCCCCTTGGTATAAACATAACAAACCAGGGCCTTCACGACTATCAGCCATTTACTATGGCAAATACCCAATTTATACAACAACAAGGCTATCAGATTGTTGAAGACGAGGAAACTCCGCTCAAGCTCAGACTCTCTGAGTTCAAGGAGTTGCTTAAAGCTTCGCTTGAAGAACTGGACATTCGCATCTCCCTTGACATATCGGATGGAGAGGTAACAGCTGAAGTGGAAGTTCTGCTTGATGGAGAAGTGGTAGCATCGGATTCGGATTTTATTCAACTATGACAAAAACAGTAATTCTTTATCATGCTCAGTGCATGGATGGCACAGCCAGTAGGTATGCAGCCTGGAAAAAGTTCGGCGATAACGCCGAGTACTACCCGTGTCAGTATGGACAGCCTCTCCCTAATTTTGCACGGGACAAAGAAACGGAGGTTTACTTTTTAGACTACAGTACCTCTAGGACTGAATTAGAGGCCCTTGGAGAGGCTTGCGGACGTGTGGTGGTACTCGATCATCACGTCACCGCACGAGAGGCTCTAGAGGGCTGTAATCATTCGAATGTTGAAATTGTGTTCGACATGGATCGCAGTGGGGCAGTAATCGCATGGAATTACTTTTTCCCCGACACGGAAGCACCGATGCTTTTGCAATACGTTCAAGACCGGGACTTGTGGAAGTTCAAGTTCGGCGATGATAGCAAGACCATTCATGCAGGACTTGGTACTCTCAAAGGAAATATGCCTTTGTGGAATAAGTACGCATCCAATGAGAACGCGTTGCAAGACCTTATTAACACCGGTGAGGTTCTCCTGGATCGTGACAAAGCATCCGTCGAAGCTCAAGTCCCGGCCAATGTCAAAGTCGTTGAGTTCATGGGATATCGTTGTGGGTTTCTGAATACAGGCCAGCTTGTATCAGAAATGGGCCATGCAATGTACTCCGATGAAACTTTGAACGTTGACATCGGTGTATGCTGGTTTGTAACAAAGGATGATACTGTCATTCTTTCTTTACGTTCGAAGCAAGGTACAGGCCCTGATGTCAGTGAAATTGCTAAGATGTTCGGGGGCGGAGGCCACAAGAATGCTGCTGGAGGTAGGACAACTTTAACTGTTGTAGAACAGATTCTTAAAGGAATGTGGAAGTCAGTATGAGCTATAGCAAAATTAGAGAATCCCTGAAAGGAAGTATTCAGTATCTTTCTACTCAGATTGAGCCGTGGGTAAAGCAGTACAAGTGCAGAAACGCATTTGATCTGTATACGCAGAAGTTTGATGACGCTGATGAAAAGGCTAGGATCATGGGGTATATACATCGCCGTGATGCATATATTTCGATTCTCAATATGCTGGAAAGCGAACAGACCAGCATCGCTGCAGAAGAGTCAGAAGCCCGGATTAAGCCTATTCCGATTAGTCGCAAATGGGAAATCGTAGCAACTGCTGTGACAAGGCAGATCTCAGAAGAGTTGAAGAACGTTCCGTTGTCTAAGTCTTCGATGCTTACAAATATCGATTCGTATGACAACTTTGAAGTGAAGCAGTTCCTCCCACTATATGCAGCAAAGTGGTATAACGAATTTGTAGAACCGCTTAACGTAGTAGCGGAAGATGATACTAGCCCCTGTGATGTTTGAATGAATATATTCTTTCTTGACACGAATATTTACGATTGCACCCGTGCAGCTTGTGATAAACATATTGTCAAGATGATTACAGAGTATGCCCAGCTTCTGTCAGGCGCATTGATAGAGCTGGGTTTTGAAGCGCCATACAAGATGACGCATCGTAATCATCCTTGCGCCAAGTGGACTAGGGAATCGTATGGCAACTTCAGGTATCTGTTTGATTTAGTATGTCAATACCACGTTGAGTACACGCTTCGATATGACCGAAACAAGATTCATGCGGCGTGGGATAAAATATACGACGCTGTTCGTCATATAGGATTCCCTCAAATACGAGAGAGATTCAGGCAGCTTGGATTAGGCATAGACCTGACCACACCTCCCTGTGTAGTACCTGAGCAATACAAAGTCTATAGCGACGAAGATGAGCTTGTCCAAACTTCTGAAGACGTTGTACAATCATACCGGAATTACTACATAGGGGATAAGCTTCACTTTGTCACTTATAGAAACGTTGATCCCCCTGACTGGATCAGGGAAGATCTAGAAATACGAGATTTTTAATGAGCAGATATACATCGGAAGAAATGGCAAAGATTATGTTCCCGCATGGATTGCCGGGGACAGGAGTAGCTTGGGAAGACGCAAAAGCTAATTTGACTCCAGAGCAGATGGAACAGATTGGAAAAGAAGTAGAGAGAATGGAAAAGAAATTGAATATTAGAGACGATCAGATTAATGTGCGAGACGCAGATGACTTTGCAGGGGATACGCTCAATAGCTATCCTGCACCTATCCAGGGTATTAATGTGCCTCCGTTCCCAGCAGTAGAAGTACCAGATGAAGCTACTAAGGCATTCATTCGTGAACTGAATAGAGAGCAAGAGCCTAAGCGGGAATCGGCGCATGGTTTTCTCGAAGAAGGCTCCAAGGCTATGAAGCACCGTGCATCATTGCGTGATGCTGAAGACGGTGAACGCACCGCAGCACAGATTGCGAAAGTGTTCAATGCAATTACTGGGCATGAGATTAGCGAAGCTGATGCGTGGATGTTTCTTATTTGCTTGAAGATTGTTCGAAGCCGTAACGGTAAATATAACAGAGATGATTACGTTGATTTAGCAGCATACTCTGGTTTGCTTGGAGAATGTGAAAGTGCAGCGAGGAAACAATGACGAAGAAAATTATAACCGGTATAGTCGAAACGCTTAGCCAATATGACTTGGAAGGCTCTCTTCGAGACATTAAACAGTTCATAGATAAGCTCATTTCCCAACATGGCGAAGATGCTTTTATTGACATGTATGCGTCTGAAGGGGTAGATGTAAGTTTGCATAAGCAGCGTGAAGAAACAGATCAAGAATATGCAGATAGACTCGCTCATGAAAAGGCCCGGGAAGAATTCGAGCGTAAGCAGTATGAGGCGCTAAAGAAAAAATACGGATAATACAATGACAGAACGAAGATTAACACAACATCCTGACGGATCAGTAACAGGCGGGTTCGTTGCAAAGAGCGATGAGAAACTGAAAGAAAAACTTTCCATTCACTCATCTGTTGCTGAAGCCATTTCAGCGGGTTTGCATGTAACAACAGGGCAATTAAGCATATCCAATTCAGTGCCTCCTCTTACTGCTGAACAACGACTTTCTGAGCTAAAGAAAAAGATCGCAGAGTACAGATCGTTGCTTAACGTGGCAACCGACGCTACTACAAGGGGTCTCGTCGATTTGTTCCTTGTTAACATTTCGAAAGATCTTGGTGAAATCGAAGTTGAACTCAAGAAGAAACCGGTACAAGGGCCTATACAAACCTCTCCAGCATTCCCACCGTATCAGCCAGGTTTAGGTCCTTGGTACGATCCGATGAACCCTGGAGTTTGCCCTCCGCTTGTTGGACCGACGTGGGTCGGGCATCCGAAGACCCCAGATCTTGACTGGACTACAACTTGTGTAGGTAAAACCTGTGTGACATATCCAGGCAAAGTCGAGGCACTGTCGCAAACTACTCTTACTCTACCCTACACTGCAGAAGTAGTGAAGGGATAATAAGGCTCCGGCCCAATAACACATATAATACAAAGTTAACAATGACACTCGCAGCAAAATTCCTCGAAGTACAAAACGAACTCAATCTTAAGCTGAGCCCGGAATGGGCTACGAAAGACTGGGCATACCCCGATGCAATGTTCACTGAGGCTACCGAGGCTTACAATCATTTGAACTGGGAATGGTGGCGAGCTACTGACCGTAAAATTGATTGGAATCAGGTGAAGCTAGAATGGGTAGACGTTATGCATTTCCTGCTTAGCGAAGTGATTTCGTCGGGATGTCAGAAAGAATTCGAAACTCAGTTTGAAACGCAAAACCTCGTTACAGCGTATACCCTTACAGAAGAAAACCGCTTGCCTCTTCTGAAGGACACGATCAAGATGTTTGTTAAATCTGTAATCGAGTATCAGTATTCGGATGTCACTGGCAAAGGCGATCTCAAAACGGTGATCTCCTATTTCTTGCTGGGCCTGTATTATCTTGGTTTAAGCAAGGAAGAGTTCTACACCCTTTTCATTGGTAAGGTTTGTCTAAATCAACTTCGGTGGAAAAACGGGTATAAGAAAGGTATCGCAGAGTCCCAATTCATTTCCAAAGATAGTCCGAAGCAATTTAAGGATTACTATATTAAGGTCTGGAATGGGGTCGAAGATAACGTATGGCTTGCTGAGTATGCAGCAACGCTTGATCCTAACGATGCTGAGTTCAAGTCCAAGCTTGAAGCGGCATTAGACGCAAAGTACAAAGAAGTGTACGAATTAGTATGGGGTAGATAGTGTCGTATAACAATCGCCACTGGCATGAACATGCAGATGATGTAGACCACTTTCGAAAGAAAGACGAGTTACTTGAAGAAGAAGCAGAGTCTAGGACTCTACATATTGAGTTCGATGTGCTCTACCAGTACTATGAGGATAAAGTAAAAGTTACCCTGACAAGTACGGAGTTCGATGGAGAGCTTACGTTTGAAACCATAACTGGCAATAAGGCTCGTCAAGCCATTGATGATCTTGAACAGTGGGATGGTGACGAGGAAGAAGAAAAGAAGCCTGAGCCGCCTAAGGCGATACCTCCTCCTTCCAGCTATTACATTCCGCCAGTAAGAAACCCTCCGCCAAATCCGACTCAGCAACAAAATAGACAGACTACTTCTCAGCCTCAATCGCAGCCTAAGTCAGAGACTGTAAATGTACATGAACAGGTACAGAGAAGAGAAGAAGTCAATGCTAATCCGTTGCTGGACATTGCTACGGACATTGCAGAAATCCTGAAGCTAGGTGCTCAGCTTAAGCCTAAGTACGATAAGCTTAAGAAGAAATAAAGCGGTAGTTGATAAATGAAAAAGCCAGGTTTTTAGCCTGGCTTTTTTTAGATTGTTGAAGTTGATTTAATTTCTTAAGACAGCAGAAGCTCTTCTAAATAAAATCACAATGTGTCAGTTTCGTAAACAAGTGTAAAGCGAATATCCGTCGAAGCCGTTAACGCAGTTGTAGTAAGGAATGAGGATGCCCCATTGTTGATTTGCACGGCAGGTAACGATGTTGCTCCTGGAGTCGGAGCAAGTGCAAAGGTTCCCGTCACTGTAATTCCATTACACCATCCAATAGCAGCTCCGCCACGATAGTCAGTCTGATTAGAAGCAGCGTAAGGAAGACCTGCGATGGATAGGTTTCCACTACCCGCACCGCTTAACGCTGATGTTGCAATGCGCGCTGTTGCCATAACTAGGCGTCCCCGCTTTACGAAATAACCATCTTGCGCAGAGTAGGTGACTGTAGGATTGGTGCTACCGGTAAATGTCGGTGTCCAAGTACCATCGATAGGAGGATAATCGATGCTAGCCCCTACTTTATTAGTGAATGAGAAGGTACCAGAACCCGCATTCGGATTATTAAACAAGTTCCCACTACCTGCAGTTGCATTTACTGCTGCGATTGTCCATACATATTGACCGCCGATCCAGGTGTTATTATTCGCATTTGCTGTGTCAATAGTCACACATGTCGATACAACTTCAATATCGAGGTTCATGAATGTGTTACCAAATACGTAGTTACTTGTGACGTGAATACCGTTATCGGCATTACCCATAGCACCTGTAAATCCGTTAAACGCCGCTTTGTTAATACGTAATGCATCGCCATGACCGGCGCAATTGGTAACAATGTTAACCCGATCACAGGCGAATAGGCCGTTACATTCATAGCCGGTAGCAGCTGTATTGGTACTCAGGTTATTGACGACAAGGTTTTCAAACGTGAAACTGTTAAGGGCATCAGTTAATGCAGGATTACCAAGTTGCAACGTAACTCCTGCAAGATTACTGACGACTCCAAAATCCCGGAACGTGCTATAGAATGCTGCCCCCGTCGAGCAGGTAATCTGCAGCGTATCGCCTGCCGATGTCATATCTATAATCGACTGCTGTGGCCCATCCCCCTCGATTTTCACACCTGTCGTCCTAGCAGTTCCGATATCCCACGTTAGCGAGCTGCATTTATATCGCCCCTTAACTAGTCTCCCAGCAGCACCGGATGTAACCAGATACGTCCACCATGCATTTAACGCCGCAGTGTCATCAGTAACCCCATCCCCTTTAGCACCGAAGTCTTTTACACTGACTCTTTCCGACAATTTATCATGTAACGTTCTATCAACGCCTCCAGCACCAAGCAGTGAGCCTAGAAACTTAACTAGTTTTGAACCAATAAGAGTAGCCATTATAGTGAACCCGCCGCAGTTTGAATCCAGGCTGTGCCTGTGTAAATAAAGTCAGCCCATGTACCCGCTGTGACAAGAGCCTTAAGTTGAACCGCACCTGGCTTGTTAACGTTGACGTTAAAAGCCTGTGTCACAGTCGAATCCCTGAGTACTCTAACCTTGTAGCCTTGAGAAGCTGTGCCAGGAAGAGTGACGGTATGCGTTGCAGTCAACGTTCCAGTATAGGTTAGAACGTAGTCTTTAGCAGTAGGAATGGAGAAATCAGCGTTGGTAACAGTTTGCACAATGGTGCTCGCTGCACTGCCTATACCTATATTTGACCACTTGATTTCGATAGTCGAAGTGCCTAGCGGAATCACTGCATTAAATGTAACCGTAGCGCCGCTTACAGTGTAAGTGTTCTGGTTCTGATACACGCCATCCATGAATACCCACATTGAGTTGGCATTCGGAGGTGCAGTAAGCATTGTCACAGACGTTGATGTACCTGCGATGAAGTCCGTACCTGCTACAAATATCTGATCTGATACGCCGCCTGCAATCGAGGCGTTAAGCATATCGAGGCCCGCTTGAAGCAAGAGGTCATTCGAAGCCAGATCCTGGATAGGGCGATTATCTACTGTGTAGTGATATACATCGGCCTGAGTGTAGTATCTGACTGTGTTAAGGGTTACAAGGCTCATAGTTCTTTAAAGGTTGTGTTTCTATTTTATGTTTATTCAGAGCTTACAGTGCCTGAGCCTGTTGAAGAAACTCCCGTACCACCTTCCGTGACCGTAACCTCATCTCCTACTCGGTGAAATGCAACACCCCTATCTCCGCCTACACTTGAGCCACCCGTTGCTACTATATGGTGAGGAGGGCTGCAATCAGTAATGCCAGTGTCTCCGACCCTAACCATACCGATGCCATCTGCAGTGACAATTCCAGAGCCAGTTTGCCAAGTTCCAGTAAACGTTCTGGGATGGTTAGGTGCGTTAGCAGTACAAGTGCCGGTACAGTGATCGCCTATGCGACATACGGGTTTAAGCGTTGCCATCAGATAGCACTTCCGAGAATAGTCATGAAGCCTTCCATGAACTTGACTTTCTTACCCTGAGATGAAGTAAGCATAAGCGTATACACTGCCCGGTTCCAGTTTAGACCAACTGTCGTATCCGCTGCAATGCTAACAGTCACCGTTCCAGCAGTCCCACCGAGTACAATTTCTCCAGTAGCTGTACCGATATCCAGAACAAAGTCCGGAATGTCGTAGCCATCGTAGTTACCGTTCATGGATATGCGAGCCTTAAGCTCAGCTGTGTATCCAGTCAAATCGATAGGTAGTGTAGTGCAAGGATCCTGATAGACAAAAGACTCCGAATAATCGGAGCCCTCTGTAAGTTCGATGTTAAAGAAATTTCTATTTGTCATTTAGTACAACCAGCAAGAGCAGCTTTAAGTTTTGTAGAGTAAGCATTGAGGTGATCGTTCTCTGCAGCCAGGAGAGCCAAGTTGTTATACAGCAAGTCCCCTTTTTTAGCTTGGTTAAAGTCACGAGTAGGATCATCAATCTTCGGAGCTGTGCACTTTACAGGAACCGGTACTTTTACTTCTTTAGGAACGTAGACAATTTCAGGCTTCTGCGTTGCACAACCAGCCAAGGCTAGTGCAAGGATAAAAATAAGGGCTCTCATTGTTTTGCTCCCAGAGAAGATTGACGGTCGGCAACCAGTGAATCCATCAAAGCCTTGCTGTTTGCGTAATCGTCAGTACCAACAGGCTTTGCTGATAGAACTGCTGATGCGTGAGCATCGTAGGTGTTGGCCTTGACAGTAGCAACGGCAACAGCCTCGCTTGCGGCTTGGGTAGCCGAAGCTTCAGACGCAGCTACAGCTGTGACGCCTGCAGAGCAATCACTTGCTGCGCCCTGAAATTCCTGGGCAGCAGTCTGCACAGCACCAAGCTTGGCGTTAAGAGATTCAATCTCTTTTTCCTTGGACTTGTTTGACAAGTAGGAAACTCCGATTATCGTGCATAGAGCTACGATTACGGAAATGAATACGATATTGATTCCGCCCTTAAAGAATGCACGAATTGCGGCTAAGGTAAACATTACGATGTCTCCTTGATCATCTTCAACGCTACTGATGCGCCAAGGGCAGCGTAACCAGCAGTTAGTGTAGCGAAGGCTGTAGCCATGCTTTGAATATCAAGATGGCCGTGCATGATTTGTAGTACGCATCCGATAATAAAAAAGATCACAGCCGGAACACTGATAGCTACGGCGAAAACACGTATAGGACATAGGCTGACACCGTCTTGTTCGGTAATCAGACTTTTTAGTAAACTTAGTAATTTAGTCATTTTTAACTCTTTAAAAACAATGAAGCTTCTGCCACTCTTCGACGAGTAAGCCCATCTATAACTTTGCCGCCAGCTTTGTTCCAGCGGCCAAATTGCCCTGCAACGAGATTTGGAGAACCGCCTTGATTCAGAAGTTTAAGAAGCGTTGAGCTAGCGAGATTTCCCACACCAAGGTTGTATGCAAAGCTTACCAATGCGCCGAGTTGATTTGGTGTAACCGGGACCTTGATCAGAGCTTTGACTTTAACTTCGAATTCATCGTAGCGTGTTTGAACGTCAGCATCCGCTTCAGCCTGTGTGATAGTCTGACCTTTCCATACAGGAATACGCTTTCCATCGACCATCCACATCGTTTCGCCATAGCCAATTGTCCAGACACCAACGATGTCCTGATACGCTTGAAGCTTGCACCCTTCAAATTCTTTTACTAATGGTAAACCTTCTCTCATTACAACTCCAAATAAAAAATCCCAGATAACTTGATTATACTGGGATTTTAAGTGAAGCGGAAGTTAAGCGTTACTTGCCGATAGCCATAAAATACACTGTTGCTCCGTTTACTGCTGCATTGGCACTGCTTGCAGTGGCTACGAGAGTACTAGCAGTACTATTGGTAGAAATGGTAGCTACGACTGACTGCACTCCTGCGCCTGCCTGCAGATAGTTAGCCACCCCAATTATAAATGTAGAGGGAAACGCAATAGGCAAAGTTAAGGTAGCAACTCCAGATGCGTTACTACCCGCAGCTCCCCACTGAATAATTAAGCCGCTAGGAAGTTTTTGATAGCCATTGGCACCTTGCGATGTGCCGAATTGAGCAGAATACTTTAGCTTTGCAGATCCTCCCGTTACAAACCATACGCTTTGCGTACCGATGGGTCCACGCTTTGTTATCTGAACATCATCCCCAGTAGCTAACGTTAAAGAAGTAATAGAGGAGTTATAAGGGAACATTACATCAGTGCCCGCACAAACAACGTTAATTGAAACGTTAGATCCTGATACTATGCTGATAGTTTCCCCGTCATCCATGGTTGCAGAACTCGGAAGAGTAATGGTACCAGTGAATGTGGAAGCCAACATAATACTTTGACCTGCATTTGCAGCTGTAAGCGTTAGTCCTGAGGTTCCGCCATTAGGAGATCCTAGCGAGTACCGTAAACCTCCAGTCTTTACCCAAGCCGTCGTAGCCAGGTTGGGGTTATTATCAAACTGTGGAGGAGTCGCTGTTGTTACGTAAGTTGACCCTGCTGTTAGCAGATCGGTCAAATTACCTAGATTTCTTGTTTTAGACATTTTGTTTATTCCTTATTTTCCGAAAGCCGTCCAATAGTATCCAACACCCGATGCCGCGGTCCCTGAAGTATTATGGTAACCAACCTGGAATTGGGATGAGTTTACTACTTGGAAGCCAAATGAACCGGCACCAAGACTTGCCCCAATTGATCCTGCTATAGCAAAACAGGAAGTTGGAAAAGCAATCGGGAAATTAAAGGTTTGAGTACTATCGCTAGCCCCTGTGTACGAACTATTGGCCCATTGAATAATCAAGCCACTCGGGAGTTTCTGATAGCCGCTTCCGGAGAGAGACGAACCAAACGCGCCGATACCAAGGCCGGATGAAGCCATATACCAACCTGCAGCTACACCATTGGAAACAAAAGTAACTTGCTGACCCGAAATCAGAACTGCAGAAGACGAGTTTGTTCCGATTGTACTTTGAATAGTATCAGTACCATTCGCTGCAACAGTTCCCCCAAATGCACCGCCTAATGCTGTAAACGTAGTACCTACTGGAACAAGAGATAGAGCGGGAAGTGTAGCTGTAACACCTGCTGCTCCGAATTGGCCCCAACCGTTCATTGAAGAAATAGATATATTTCCGTTTGCAGTAAATGACTGTCCATTCGCTTGAGGGTAGTGCAGACCTGCAGATATCACATACGCGGTGCTAGCCGAGCGGATTGTATTATCAAACTGAGATGCAGTCGTAGTTCTGGAAGCGCTCTCCAAAGCAATAACCCAGCCCGTAAGCATGTTCTGAACAAGGAAACGTTCACCGGGGAGAATGGAAATCGAAGAAAAGCTTGAACCAAGCAGAAGCATCGTATCAGCACCTGCCGCGTTCACAGTGCACGTTGCTGAACTGTTGTTAAAGATAGAATACGATCTTGACGGGAAATTAGTAGCATCAATCGCAGGGAGCGTGATCGTGTATCCGCCAGCTCCTGAGATGATGAATTGTTTATCGTATGTAGCCGCGCCTGCGCCAAGAGTAGTCGTTCCAGTAATGGAAACTACTGCTTGTTGGTTAGCAGGGCTTGTGGGATATAGTGGATTACCGAAGTAGCTCATAGTTTAGTTATAAAAACCAACTACGAGCCGTCATTGTTGAGCGCTCGTAGTCGTATGTTCTTTCTCAATGAATTTTAATACTTTCTCTTGAGTTAGACTGGTGCCAGAACCAACTATGTTTTTAACATAATAAGCGACAGCCCAAAGCATAAGAATAAAGACGGAAGTATTAAGGAGTAGTTCACTGGGTTGAACTATTTTATAGCCAAGAATACCAAGGCTATATACGTTGCTTAATGCAGAGATGGATAGAAGCGTCAGGATATACCTGAGCGTAGTAAACCATTTGTTTTTGATGCCGCGCTTCTTGATTGAGAAGGCGAAGAAAAACCCGCAGAAACCAAGTCCTGAAGAAATTAACAGGTTTAGTAACAGCGGGAAGTTTGTGTTTTGGATCACTGCCGAAATAGCGTAGATCATTATTTTTCCTCAGAAGAATTCGGTCCTGTATAAATGTGGGATTCTGCACGACGATCTTCGATAACGATTGTATCTTGATTTACACGTCTATCCTCACCTCTGTATGCACCGTTGGTGACCTTCTGCATTAATTGATCAACAGCGTTTTCGCCCTTCTTATCGAGCCATTTCAGGACTGCACGAATAACGTACACCCCAACAGCACCTAAAGCCCAAGATAGGGCAACTACACCCTCCGTAGAATGGACATTAGCATTATCAGCTATCCAAGGCCCCATAAAGATTGCAAATGAGGAACCTACAATAGCCATAAAAAGAGCGTTTTTAAAGCTGGTTTTATTTTGATCGCTTAATGCAAGAATAGGAACAACTGAGCCGCATACACCCGCTAAAATGGACCATGCTTTTGCAATAGTAAAAATTGCTCCAGCAGATGTTGAAACTGGCTCAGCCATTATATTCTCCTATGATTTTAAATATTAGTTTGAGCCTATTACTTCAAACTTCATTGCATTTTGTAACTGATCTGTTACTGCACCTGGCCAAGGAATGGACGGTAATCCTTCAGGAGTCCAACCACATTTCTTATAGATGGTGGCGGATAGTGCGCTACACACCAGATCAGCACCGTCAGCTTTTGGCAACGGAATGCCGAACACTTTGTAACCAAAGATGCGGGCCAAATCTAAAAAACCATAAGGAATACGGGTCCCAAGCTCAGCCCAAATAACACTCTCACACTTGTCGCGGTCGACAGGACACTCGAAAACATCAAAGTCGTATTCCGCTTCTTGTGAAAGAGGAACGACGTTGCAGCCTCCAGCGTTTGTCTGTGCTAACAGCAAACGACCACCCGACCAGATTGCAAGGCCCGTATGTGTGTACGGGCTTTGAGTAACAATCCGAGTCGCAATGGGCAGGAATCCAGAGGTCTTCTTAACAGCAATAAGATCTCCGGTCCTGATAGAATTGCGAACATCATTGTAATTCAAGGATTACTCCAAGTTAACTAACAGAAGCTGACCCTGCAGCTTGCTGAATTTGGGCGAACCCGGCGACAGCCAAGCCTACCCCTGCCTGTACGGCGGCAGAATCCGTTGCTGCACCTACTGCAATTTTAGCTTTACGACGAACTGTTTCAATCGAAGCAGCCAGCGAAGCCCATGCAGTGTATTGAGCGATGATCAAGTCTGCTGAAGCTTGTGCAGTACTACCGGTCGCATCCATTTCTGATTGGACAAGGCCAGGAATAGTACCTGTATAACCAGCAGTCTTAAACAGCGTAGCTTCGTTATATTTGAGAATATACGTTGCTACCTGACCTGAATTAGCTGTGATGTACACACCGCGTAGAACTTCTGCTTCAGCGTCGATTTGCTTAAGCGCAGCTGCTTTTACATCAGCCAGAAGAGGCTCGGGCGGAAGAGTAAGAATCGGCTTACCATTTGCGTCAGCAGAGATAATCTGACCTGAGGATTGGCCGTCCAATAGAGACTGCCATTCTTCAACAGTGATCTCTACAGCATCGCTTGGGATTTGATTCTCAACGTGGATAGAATCATCGTAGAAGCCACCCGTTGATTTTGCATAAAAAATTGCCATTTTTGTTTAGCCTTAAATTTGTTACGTTAATTTATATTATTTGCCAATAGCGATATATGAACCGCCAATACCTGTTGCTACAGCTCCGTTACTTTGAGCGTTTCCTGTAAACCCAGCTGCGGTAGTACTTATCGTTTGTGCTATAAAATTACCCAAACTACCCCCTCCCACAGTCAATGAAGTAGTATAAGTCGCTGAAGAAAATGCCAGAGGGTATGTTACGTTAATATTTGGAGAAGAAGTTCCAGAACTAGTCCAGGTTCCCCATTGTATCGTAAGTCCACTAGGTAATCTTTGATATCCATTAGTAGCGAATAGCGCAGCTCCATTACCATGTACCACGATCCAGCTAGCCCCATCGCTTATTAGAGTACATGCCGTTGCATTCATCAAAGACTGTGATGTTGCCGCTGCCCCCATATAATAGATTAATCCAGATGGAGTTGAAAGGGTTAAAGGAACAGACGCGTTACAAATAAATGTATACGTTAAATTTTGGGTAGCAGGAGTAGGCAACGTAATCGTGTACGTTGAAGATCCTCCACATTCAATCACAGCTCCAGATTGAGACGCAGTAAGAGTCGTAGCCGCAGATACACTTACAATACCTTGATAATTACCAAGAGCACGTTGCACAAACGCAGTTGTGGGGATTTGATTACTATTATCAAACTGTGGAGGCGTCAAGATAGTCGTAGCGCCATCAACAAGAATAAGCTTATCCAGCGTCTGGTTATAACGAAGCGTAATCTCTGATCCGGAAACCCAATCTTTGCTGTAAAGTGCAGCACCGGCATTGTTAGATACAATGTTTTTATTACCAATGGCGTTGCAGTTAATAACAGGAGTTGTGGTTGTGTTCTGCCCCGCAGTACGAACCTTAATAATCATTCCATCAACGTATGACGTAAATGTAGGATTCGTAACAGCTACTTGAGCGTCACCAGTTCCAGTTGCAACGGCAAAATAAGGTACCAGCAAAGCGTTTACTTGCTGCTGAGTATAAACGTTAGCAACCTGAACCTGAGCACGGGAGATAACTTCAACGATATCACCGGTTGCAAAGGCAGCAGAGGTAAGCACAACGTTTGCACCATCGGTTGCAGTGAACTCAGTGAATGGGTCGAGCTTAGCCCCGTTGTAGTATACGTCAACGTAACCAACGGAATATGGTGCTGAAAATGTTGTTTGACCTGCCGTAGCAGTTAGTCGGGTTCTATTTTCCTGTTCCCGATAATCTGCTGGCGGCACGCCATAATATTCCAAATCGACTGCCATGTTTTACCTTATTATGAAAGTTCAAGAACGCTAAGACTTACACCAATCATCGCTGCACTATCGCCAGTGGCGTAGAGTGATTCTCCCGCGTTCAATACGATTTTAGGAGCTTTAGAAGCGCTACCCCAAGGAACTGGGATGTTATTAAGTTCAGTGTTGTAAGTCGTGCCATCATACTTTTCAAGAGTAAGATAGTGCATGTTGTGATTAGTCGTATCCAGATTAGGAAACGTGCCACTGAACACAATAGCTGTAGTACCAGCAGCTACAGGGCCATAAATCAAAGTACGTGAAGTACCGACTGTAGTACCATTTGCTGAGTGTTTAAAATTTTGTGCCATTTAATTATGAACCAAGTAGAATTGCGTAGATCAAGCCGTTGTTAGCAGCAATGTTCAAAGCGTTTAGATTCGACACTTCGCTTTGATAAATTTGATATCCGTCTGAAGCTGCAGGAGGAGTAGGCAAGGCGGTAGACCAGCTAACCGTATTTCCTGAAGCGGATGTAATAGCCCTTACAAGGCCTTTATTTGCACCAGTGACGAATTGAACGATGTACTTACCAGTAGTCGGCAAGTTAAGAATTGTCGAAGCATTGGTAATCGACATCGTAGTAGATGTGCCAGTAGCCGCTAGGGTACCAGACGTAAGCGTCGTCGGGTAATTGGTAAAATTCCATACACCGGACGTTACATTAGAATACGCAAGAATAGAATTGCCACCATCATCAGTTGACGTTGTAATATAGCTGTTTGAATCCGAAGCGCCAGGAGCTGATAGAGCATCTAGACTAGCGATAGGAGCTACACGGTCCTGAAGACGAGCGAAGGAAGCGTAATTACCTGCAGTAACACGAAGCTCAACACGAGTAGCTGCCTGGTATGTACCGGCAATAGTACTTTCTTGTCCGCGAGAACATCCAGTAAAACTATTTCCGCTTACGCCAGTAACCTTGATAATTTCATACGTTGAACCGGTATCGATTGTTACGTAGAAATGCTGCCCGGCAGTGGGAGTAGGGAATAGCGATGCATTGGCGACCTGCAGGGTTGTATCAGTCGGTTGAACCGAAGATGCAAGCGTGGTCTTAGCATTATTAGCGTAAAGTCTTGTGCTAGTTGTCATGGAATAATAATTACTTGTGTTGAGCTAGCTGCAAGTTTAAGAGCAGCGCTTAAATTCTGTGCGCCAAGTTTAATATTTGAAATCACCGATGCAGCATCGTCTTGGACGTTCAATACGATTTTAGCTTGACTGTATCTTACGAAGGCGTTTCCAAATTTAGGTATTGCAGTACCGGTGAAAACCTGAAAACGAGTTAATTCATCAGTATTAGCAACGCCATAGTAATCGCCCAACTGGGTAGTGCCAGTATTTTGATAGAGAAAAATATTTTGAGGCAGATAGCTACCAGGCAGAACCGTAGCAGTAATCGTGTATTTATCTCCATCAAGGGCCGTTGTAATTTGTAATTGAGATGTAGTTGGCATCATTAACTCATCTGAATCGTCCACTCGAAGTGGATTGAAAACTCACTCGTCTTTGGAATCCCGGGGAATGTGCGAATGTTAAACATAGTTCCCCCCGATTTATACAGACCAGCTTCTGTAATAAGCTGACCATTGGCTGTTCCCTGATCGATGTCCGCAATAAACGTAACGGACGGCGCTGCCGAGTTAATCGTATACGATGTAGCTACGTTTAGAAGCGGAGTAAAGAGCGAAGTCATTGCCTGGCTAATTGGCTTCGGGTACAGACCTTGAGGATCAATACAACCTCCTGTACCGATCTTCAGATTCACGATAGGATCTGAAAGTTGATTCGGCACATAGAGGCTACTTAGCAAAACCTGCTTAGCTGTAAGAACGATAAGATTTTTCTTTTCGAAAATAAGCTCTTTGCTGCCATCAGCATAAACTCTTTCAGCTTTAAGCGTACCTTCCAAAGGAAGAAGGTTAACAATCTTAAGGCAGCGTTTAATAAATTTATTAATAAAATCTTTCATCTTAACTTAGCTCTTGAGCATGTGTAATAACTGTGCCTCCACGAGTCATAACCACACCAGTATTATATTTATCCGTGTAGGTATTCGGTACAGTAACATCGCCAGTACCATCGTTAATAGCTGCTGCATTGATGTCACTGACTACATTATTATAGCCCAAGTCACCGCCTCCTCGAAGGGTATAGAAAGGAGTTCCGATTCCGCAATGACCTCTTGTTACCGGCATGTCATATACTATAACTGCTGAGTCCATTTCTGCAACTGGGAAATATTGAGGCGCATTAACAGTTTGATTAGAAGTAACCCAGTAAATACCTACAGTATCTTCCATGATACGAACACCGAGCAAATAATCGTTAACTACAACGTCTGAAACATTCGGCGCATAAGTACTGCTCATGCAAAGTTCTGAGAACAATGCTCCTAAGTACCCAACAGCAGGATCTCTAAAAAATAAAGTGCTGTAGTTATTTGCCAGAATATTAACCGTGTTAGAACTGCCCGAATCATTAACCGCATTTACGTTAATAGCCTGGGAAGTGTTAGTCGGATCGAACAGAGTAAAAACCCATTGCGCCATAGGAGGAACATCGGCCCCCGTAGCAAGACACTTGGCTGCAACGTCGTACTGCTTCGTAATGTACAAGGGAATAACTCTCATGCCTGCAGGAACGCTATACCATGTTACGGCTTTTCCGTTAGCAACAGTCAAATCCCCAGTGCCTCTGTTAAAACCAACCTTGTTTCTGCGCAGATGAGTCTGATCATTATTACGTTGCATAAACGTAGTAAGCCAGGCTGTTTCCTGGACTGTATTAGCCCGGAACTGAGCTTGGGGATTGATATACCCTTCTACATCTCCGCCGTTAGCGGATAGAACAGAACCGTTAATAAGCGTGTCCGTACCTAGAACTTTTGTAACCCACATAGGGACACTAGATCTAATAAAGGTAGGGCATCCACGCATAATAGGATCGGTTGTATTATCCCGATGAAACTTGACTATCGGCCATTGAATCTTTTCGCAACGACTTGGATCAACACGATACGTATTCAAATCATCGTTTAGTGTTATGTCTTCTTCCATTGAAGTGACAGACCAAACGTAGATAGGCTGTGTATACGTAGGCTTTACTTTGTTAATGATGTCAGAAAGCTGTTGGAAAGTTTGAATATTCTTAAACGAATCAACTTTTACATTAACAAGGAATGTGTGCTTCTTTAGATAGCTCTGCATCAAATAGTCGAAATGACTACCTGCAGTTGCGTATCTATCCTTTTGACCATCAGGAAGTTGGGGAATAACAGATGCAGGGATCTGAAGATTAATCCACCATTCTCCATTACTTAGATAGTCCTGGATTTCCACCCATTGGGCTAGCTCTTCACCAGTGACAACTGTATCGCCTGTATTTACAGTCGGCACAATGCCGTAAGGAATGATGTACTGGTTTTGATCGGTAATAACAATGTACTGATCCGTTTCAAGGTATCTACGGATGTCCAGGACCGTTTCATCGGCACGTGCCAAGGGCATACCTAGTACAAGGTTTAATCCTTTGCGTACAAGGTCAAGCGTAGGTCCATTTACGTAAACATAGTAAAGGCCATAGACGAAGTTATAGAACGTATCTGTAGAATTCTGAGGATCAACGCCAATGAGATTCCCAAACATTGTAGAAATAAGACGTTCATCAATGGCTGCATCAACAAACCATATAGCGTATTGCTTAACGCCATTAGTATCAGTATTCACAGAAAATCCCATATTGGAAATATCTGCGGAGAACCTGACATTAACTGTGCCGTCGTCTGCAAGCTCTAGACGATAGTCTACCCCTTGCTCAAGCAACTTTGTTGGCAAGAAAGGACGATTTGCAATGTAACGGCTATCTACAATCGTTTTAGGAAGAGTATAGGTATTGACTTGTCCTTGCACTGCATTGGAAGCAGGTAGAATTACAAGCTCAATAGAAGATCCTATTGTTTCTTGAATAGTTTCAAGACTGATAGTAGAGGTAAGCTGCAGGAACTTGCTATAAGCCTCTGCAGCGCCCTCGGTGCCAGCTTCCAGAATAAGATTCATACGATCTGTATCCTCGAACAATACCGTGAAGAAATCTGACAAACCATAGATGTATGTCATATTCGTCTGGTTCTGTCCGATAGTCAGTCCGTTTTCTGTAAAGTTAGCACGAGTCATAGTTAAACTGTTTGGTTATTCGGTGTTACTGTATTCAGTATAAAGATGTTAGTTCTATCCGAAGGATCCAGGTAGTCAGTGATAGCGCCAGTAACAGGTGTAATCAGATCCCTAGTGTACTTCGTGTAGTTAATGCCGATAGGAGTTTTAATATTCGTAATCCCTGCCGCATTAAGAGCTGCCATCAAATTGGAAACTATTAGAGTGTCACCTGGATTCATTGCAGCCAGGTATGTCTTAATCGTATCCGTAATGGTAGTCGCATCTGGAGTTGTGCCATTGTAAGCTGTAATCACAAAATCTAGCAAATAGAAATTAAAACCACGAGCCAGCAAGTCACCGCAAAGAACTCGATTGGTAGAATTTTCCAGATATGCTTGAACGCTGTCAATGTTATCAAAATAGTTAATTGTGAAGCTGGCCGTCTTATTGGCGTAGTTAGTACCAAAGCTGATAATCAGGTCCTGACGTGAACTGAATCCATAATCATCCCAAGGGATAACAGAAGCACAAATAGCGTTGCTTCCTGCAGGGCCTGAAATAGTAGCTGGAACGGTAAACTGGAATTGATCTTTATTCAATGCATTCGTAACTAACCACGTTCCGTTATATCCACTCGTTGTAGCGCCAGAAATAGTCACATACCTATTCGAAGTAATGCCGTGGTTAGCGATAGTTACTGTAACAGTCGTACCAGTACAAGTCATAGAGGTAATCAATTGACTTTGCATGTACTTATTTTTGACCGTGTATTGAACTTCGTACTGGATAATAAGGTTATTAGTGGTCGTAGCAGACACAGACGTCCAAAGACCTGGCATTACCACATCAAATGCGTTTGCACTAGTTACAGTGATAGAAAAGCTACCAGACAGAGATGGGTTACTAATAAGCATCGAACTACCTGAACCTGCAGATGCAATGTTAAAGGATACGAAATAAATAAAAGTATTCGCATCAATAACTGTAACAGAATACGTACCGTTGTAAGTAGCGGGAGTAACTCCAGAAATTGATACTGAAGTTCCACTTGTTAAACCATGGGCAGTCGATACTACAGTTACGGTAATCCCAGAACAAGAAATCGATGATATAGGAAGCGTCTGTGTAAGACCGCTGGCCATTACCGTTTGACCTGTAGACAAACCATGCTGTGCAGCCGAAACATGCACAAGTCCCAGATTAGCCGCGACCGTCGTACTTGTCGATGAGATAGTAGCGTAGTAAGGAATAGTATCATCCGAGCTACCTCCGCTGACCTGGCTGCGTGCGAAACTGTAGACTGCTCCAGTAAGATCAGCATTACCGAAAGAATCCGTAGTAAGCTGCACTACCGAAGATGCAATTGTATTACCGCAGTATACGTCGACCATGCCTCCGTTATGAATAAGCAGAGGATCATTAACAGCTTGAACTGTAGGTAACACAGTTACACTAGTGGCAGCTGTAGCCATTTGATACGTAAACGTAGAAGTATCTACGACGGTAAGCGTATAGGCTCCATTGTACGTAGTCGGTGCTGCACCTGAAATAACTACAGTCTGACCAGAGTTATAGCCGTGATTAGCCAAAACTGCTGTTGCAGTCGTGCCTGAACTTGTAAGCTGGGTAATCAACTGGGCAAGCTGACCTGTAAACACCGCCTGAATCTGGTCCCGAATCATTTCAGGATCACCCATGCCGATAGACACTATCTGATTTAGGTAGTTAAAGTTGCTTTGTAGATTAGCTGCAATCGAAGGGTTGTTGATCAGGTTACGCGTGGAAATGGCAGACTTCGCGCGTGTAATAAACTGACCGTTAGTTTCAGACGAAACAGAGCTATCCTTCAAGTAGTTAATTTCTGCATGAAGAAAGTAAGGATCGAAGTTAGAGAAATACAGCAACGATCCGGAACCAATATTATACTGAGTACCTTCTGATTCCGCCTGTAGGTCTACGTCAATGTAGTATTCATTCTGGTAGGCGTCATACGACAGAGAACCTGAAGAATATGTAACAGCGGCCTGAGGATAGAACTTGGAAGAGTTATCCGGAGAGAAGTAAATGTCAGTAGTCAAAGAGACGTTCTTTTGACGCGCAAAGTATAGACGTGCGTTAATAACAGCACGAGTACCCAGGTTACGGTCGATGAACCAGTTGCTGAGGATGTTATCTACTATACTTGTAGGAGTAGTGTCGTTAACGCCTTGAACTGTATTTTGTGCGAAATAGTAGTCAATCCCTGCACGTACAAGGGCTAGAAGCATGGCAGATGGGCGAAGCACCATGTCTCTCAAGCCTGTACCCTCTCTTAGATCTAAGTCAGGGTATTCAGCTTCGAGGATTTGCTTAGCAAGTAGCTCAGCTTGTAGGATGTCTTGGGAAGAGGGCTGTAGCCCAGGTAGAACCGAGTAGAAATTTGCCATAGGTATAGGTCAGTACGTTACTTGTAGTAGTTTAATCCTTCCGGTAACGTACCATCCTATCACGTTTGCATTTGATCGGTAAGAGGAAGATCCAATTGAGGGAACGGCACTGCGATGCTAGCCATAGCTCCAGCGTTGGTTAGAATACGCAAATAAATAACGATGCTTTCTTTTGAAACGTCAATACCTAGTAACTGAACTGTTTTAAGTTGACTAGCTACATCAGAGTCTGTTGTATTGAGAATGTACTGACACTGAGATTGAGCGTCGTTAATCTGTTCAGTTAGATCAGAAATAAGAGCGGTATCAGAAGTCTCTGTACGATTGGCATTTACCACATAATCAGAAAAGTAAGTTCCCTGATTCTGCAGGATTACATTAGATCCCTTATGTGTAAATAGGATCTTTAAAAACGTTTGGGCTACTTTTTGAAGCCCGGTCACCTTACGAGGAGTATCTGCTATTTCGAATATAAGTTGACTTTGTGGAAAGCCACCTGGAAAAGAAATAAGCAGCAAATCATAAGTTGCGCCAGTAGGAAGGTTGGAGGTAGTACCAATACGCTGATTGAAATTAAAGTTTAATCCGGCCATTAAATACCACCTCCAGGGGTAACAATTCCGCTTAGAGTACTTACTGTAGAAGTCTTAAGCGTTGCATAGTAATTGGACTCATCAGTTGCTTCGCCTGCTCCGTCGGAGTAGTAGTCAGCTTTGCTCTTTCTACGAAGTGCGAATTCTCTCAGCACGGAAGAGATATGATGAATACTCTCTATAGCTGAGCCATTAGGGTAATTAGCACTACCGGATTGAGCCTGATCAGTTACGCGGTGAAGCTCTGAATAATCAATAGATGTAACATACGTAGTGAAATCGGGACAAGCTCCGCCATTATTCAGATAGTTAGTCATATCTGAAAAGTATTGAGCTAGCTGATTATAAATAGTCTGTGCTTGCCCAATGGCTGAGTTTGCGTCGATTGCCATTGTATATTACTTCCTTAAAGTCCAATATCTTGCTTGATTTTTTCGATTTTCTTTTGAAGTTGTTTCTTGATGTAATTGTATCGATTTATATTAACACCAAGCTTTGCTGCGATTTGAGGCGCAGGCATCAGCTTTACATTATCGAGAATAAATTTTTCATCGTGAGTTAGCTGACTCATTAGATACGTCATAAGCTCCGCACCTTCATTGTACTGAGTAAACTCTGCAGGTTTGTCCGAAGCCGATTCTACGAGATCTGAGTAAAGCGAATTACGATACTTTATAACTTGTGGTTTGCTCCAGCCCAATGACTTTGCCATTTCTTCGTCAGTAGGCTCACGATTTAGCTGATCGTTAAGATTTTGCAGATGATTGTTCCATTCCCTATATTGCAATTGCATATTCTCAGGAAGGCGAACAGCATTCTGATACTTGTAGTTCATACGCCGAACACGTTGTAAATAATTCGTAACATGCGTAGCTAATTGCGTACCTTTGGAAGGGTCATAAGTATTAATTGCCTTGATTGCCCACTTCTTTGCTTCTGCGCTAAGTGCTGAATTAGGCAGTGTACCGGACTGACGATTAACTTCGCTATAGATAACCCCACTCAGGTGGTTTACCAGATTTCCAAGATCACGTTTACTTCCAGTATTCTTCCATTGATCGAACAATTCCTGATCTTTAGATCGGTAGTCGATAAACTCGGGTTTTGCGATTTCTTCAGCCATTATAGATATAGATTGTGATCTGAATACGCAGCATTAACGTATCCGATAAGATATGCTTGCAGTTTCTCTGCAAATTTCTGACCTATAAAACAATCAGAGGCCCACGAAGTTCCAGAAAGCATTCCTGTAATATTCGTGGGTACGTTTACACTTCTAGGCAGTCCACCCTTAGTTTCTCCAAGGGCGGCAAAGCCATCAGTTCCTGTAGTTGCCATAGTGATATTTTACTCTCAACTTTAACCAAATGCTATCGGAGCACCAGAACCTGTCGTAGCCGAGGTTGTAGTACTAGATGTAGCTGCGTCAGACTGTGAATTAGAAATGAAATCAGCCACTTCTTCGTAGTCCAGGAAGATACTAGCACCTGGCTCCAGCATTTCTGAATCATCCAGATTCGGGTTCTGATATTGAATTGCTGTAGGATTATAGTTCGTTGTATTCAGATCAATGAATGTTAGTCCAAACTTAGCTTCAATGCTTTTACGACCTTCTATAGGGCGACGTACTAGACGTAGATTACCTACAGCTGTATTGAAGTCATTGGAGTCCCCACCATTAGCCATAATCCTGGGAGTATTGGTACTCTCTACTAACAGACCATTTGTACGTTTCTGAGGAACGACTTGACCGAAGTCGAAATCGTACAGATCATCGATGGATACCGAGTTAACACCAAGAGTAGTCAGATAAAAGCTATCTGCTGTTGTCTTGGCTACGTCGTTGCCGATAATAGTACTATTGATCGTTAAGTCATCTGGCGGATTACCGTATCCGTCTCCATCAATCGAAGTCTTACCAGAATCTCCAGCCGCAGTATTAACAATGTTCAATGCAGTCTGTAGCCACGGATGAATAGGCTGCATGTAGTAGTTAACCATTTCTGTATAAGTACATACTGCAATCATACCAATTGACGTCCCGATACTACGGGATGTAAAGGTGTGGGTAACCGAAGAACACATAGCATGAAACGATGGAGAGTTAGGAGAATCATCCAGTACTTCCATCGGATATCCAGGAACAATATAAGGATTAAACAATGCTTCCACATTACCCGACCGTGATGCAACAACGGCTTTCGTATATTCAAAGTCAGCAGCGGCAAAGAGTAGTCTTTGGAACGGCTGAATAGAAGACTTCTGAGAATATGGGTCCAGCACATCTTTATCTGTGTTTCTTACATATTCAACTGAGTTATCATCATACACGTTCCTGTCATAGCCATAACGATCAACCCAAGCTGCATGCAAATCGCACAATGCCTTATAATCTGGATCCGTCTTAGCGGGCCACGATTCATTATTAGGGTTGCTTTGATCCTGCATTTTACCCTTAACCAGCTGAGCAAGCCAGTTAGGCAGAGTAATACGTTTGTGCCTAATACCTCTACCTACCTCGTATTTACCAGGCACATTAAAGGACTGGCCAGTCGTTCCAATAAGATTGACAGGCAGATTCGAAGTCCCACTGGCTTTATTGGCCATTACTGCACCATATGCAACAGCCTCACGGACAGAGTTAGGTGCATAGTAATGTGATCCGATTTGCCCTTGACTGCCAGGAATAATATCGCTAAATGCGGTTAGACGGCTAGGTATCTGAGATTCATCTTGCGAGATGTTAATCGTGTGATACATTTTAGGAAACAACACATTGCAGATAGGGCTGTAATAGAATGGAACCTGTGGCTTTACAATGGTTTCTATAGCCATTTTCGTTGTAGCCGACAACGCCGAGACATCGTCCGGATTATATGAAGCCGTAGGATCCACTGGGATTTCAGCAGGACTTGCCAGGGTAAGAATTTCATACTCTACTGCTGTGTAGAAATCCGAAAACATCTGCAAGAAATTGGTCAACTCTCCAGAGAAGCCGAGCATGTTGGTAACCGTGTTTACACTAAGCGAACTCTTAATAGCAGACAGGCTGTTAAGACGATACGCTGGTGGAATCATGACAGGTTTAGCCGTAGATGCAGGCGTTACCCCTCCTGGGCAATAATCTTCTTTTGTCGTATCAATAAGCGTTTCGATAACGTAATGACCCGCTAGACGGTCGAAGAATGCCAGCCCATCTTCTACGAGAGGGATATACATATCTGCCATTACAGTATTCAAGATAACATTCTGATAACACTCTTTTTTGAGTTGATTCCAGAAGTTCATAATAGCCGAAGGCATTCCGATAAGTCTATTCTCGAAATTTACAAAACGTTGGGCGAGCTTTGACACATCCGCATTAGAGACGTTTTTGTTACTTGGATCTAACAGATCATCCGCACTGGCCTGTACTCCGGTTAATCCTTGTAGAGCACTTATAATTGCAAGTGTTGAATTAAGGTTATTAACCTTGGCAGTAGCCTGATCCGGGTTTTGATTACTAATGTCCGTAGTTGCGTTAGAAGCATATCCTGCAAATTCAAGAGTAACAGTGCTTAGCAATGCGTTTTTATGTTCGCAATGAAACGAAATGCTTGCGCTACCCTGGGACCGAGACTTAGAGTAGTTTGCAACTACGATATGACCCCAGAATAACAAACGATCTCCTCCATAAGCACTATCCGTATAGAAGATATGCACCTTAGGCTGATAGTAGCGAGCGATGTCCAGAAGGCCTGGATCAGGCGGAATCTGAATACTAGCTGTCGGCAACGTCCCGATCCCCTGGGAAATAGAAATAGCTTCAAACGGGACTTGAACACCTTCGATAAAAAGCTTAACGTTCTGGTATATAACATCAGTGTTATTCGTCGTACCATCTGAAGTACCTTCGTCGACAGCGGATACGCCTGCAGACACATAGGGGTTAGCAGAAGACGTTGAAGCTGTATCACCATTTATCGCACTTGCCAATGAACTAGCTGCGCTACTTGCTGCATTAACTACTGAATTTTTAGCTGCGACAATGCTAGCAACAGAGCTATTAATGCTTGCAACCGAAGAGTTTACTGCGTTAGTCGCAGTGTTAAATACATTAGTACAGATGTTGTCAGATATCTGACCTGCAGTAACAAATGCAGAGTTACCAATGCTAAGTGCTGGCGCAACGATTGAAGCGTTGATTGAGCCTAGTGCAGTACCGAAGTTGTTAATACCCGTGCCAATAGCTCCAGTAGAAGCAGACTGGATATCATAAAGAGTATTAGCAGTAGCGGTGGGGAAGGCAGAGTTAAAACTGGCATCAACTGCAGAATACGCATTTTGCGTTGCAGTATTGATTGCGTCCTGTTGGGTCTGCGTAGTAGCCGTCGATAAGGCGTAACTACTCATCTGGGTAATAGGACTATACAATTGAGAATTGTAATCCGTATTACCTAGAGAAGAGTTTACAGAGGATACTGCGTTTGTCTGAATAGAATTGACAGACGTTCCCGTTATTGAGAACGTCGTGCTGGTAATCTTTGACAGCCCTTTATTTTGAGCCATCACAGTATTAACTGTCAGATTTTTGATTGAGTCGAATAGAGCCATTAGGACGTAACGTTAGCAAAGATACAATTGATCGCAATAGTATACAGTGACTTCTCCAGCGTGTCATTGACAGAGTCGATGTAGGTTCGATAGTCTTCGGGTATCATGGAAACTTCTTTTGTATACTCTACAACTAATTCTAGCTTATTCTGAGGAATAATCGAGGAGATCAACAGCGATCTGATAGGTAACTGCTGAGAGGGAAGCGCCTTCATTCCCAGCATAGAGCCAGAATAAGTCTTAGCTAGGTAAACAAGGTATGGAGCCCGGTTATAGCTTGAATAGTGAACAACAACGTTGTTATCTGCACTCAACGGCGTATTAAACGTAAGGGTAGAATTGGCTATAGAATACGAATTTGTATTCTGCAAAACTCCGTCGACGTAGATATACGTGAATTGATAGGTGCCATCTACCGCAGTCAAAGTCCATTTATTCTCACCAGCGGAAGCTTTAATAACGTCTGTGGATGAGTAGTATTCTGGCTGAATAGTTACTCGATCACCAATAGCTGGAATAGACGTTTCCCTTTGGTTACTGGCAGCATAGCATGCTTGGCATACCCCGTTGGGAGCAATGCAAGTAGACAATGTTCTGGTAGCAATTTCATATGTCCCATGGAACAGAAGTTCATCGATACGATCTCTGCTTATAACTTCGCCAGTAGCAAGTTCAATAGCCCCTTCCAGCTCGTAGTTAACTGTCTGGAAAAGGCCCAACGTTGTTTGACAGTCGTTTGTAACAATAGGCACATTAGGCGTGAAGATCATACTGGCGAGACTTGTCACGTCCTTATTCTGATTGGGGACGTAATCAAAAATGTCTTCAAATACTAATAGACTTGAGTAGCTTCTCATTATAGTGATGCACCTGATTGGGCAGAGTATTTAGCGCCGGAATTAAGCAATGCAATTTTTGACGGTGAAGTACCAGAAGACGATAGGCTTGCCATAGGTCTATTTTGCAGATAGCCTGTAGTAATGGGTAATCTACCTGCATTTACAAATTCAGCTATGGACTGAGATATAGTCTTCGGGGCACTAGAGATCACTCCAGCCGCATTTTTAAGATTACCCAGAGCTATACGCGTTTGATTATCAATCGCTGTAACCTGGCCGGTCAATCCTTGAATTGTACCATTAACCAGATTAACAATTCCAACTGCCTGATTACTAATATCTGACACAGCTCGAATAATATCCCGGACTGGACTCGTAAGTGCATTGAAAATGGATGTTACAGATCCCATTGCATTTTTTACAAGTTTAGTCAGAGATGATAGAACCCCATAGATAGGTGAAAACAAACTCGCACGAAGTCCTGTAAGGTTAGCACTTACACTTGAGAAAATTCCGGAAATAGTATCTCCAGCCCCGCTTAATGCAGAGCTAATCGAAGACGTATCAGTGCTTGTCGTGAACCCATACGAGTTTGAACCTACGCCATACGAAGAAGCATCTGAGGAAATACCCGCGCTAAGTCCAGAGCCCAATCCTGTAATACCACTAGCAATTTGACTTGAAGTAGAGGTAGGATCCTGTATTAGGCTTTGCAACGCAGAGAAACTACTCTTTACCGTGTTAATCTGTGCCTGAGACTGAAACGATGGAATTGCATCAAAATTGATTAGGCCACTATCTGACGATGTAGGAACTCCAGGCATGCGAATAGCAATCGGTACAAGCTGTTTAATTAAGAATTGGAAAGAGAACTGAATGTCCTGATCTCTTTGCGAATTCTGAGCCCAGTCGATATGAGTAAGCGAACCAATAACATACATATTGGGCAGAACAAGTTTAACAAGCTCATAGTTACGAGCAAGCTCAGTACCACGTAAGGCTTGTCCATACATACTCAGGAATTCTACAAACCAGCTATTATCATCGCTATCAAAAATGTAACCGGCAACGTTAAGAAACATCGGTTGACGACCGAAGAAATATGCAACTTCCCCATCTCCAAATGTTTCAGTGATTTGAAGTTTCTCATCCAGTGCACAGCGCACATCCGTAATAAAGAAATTAGCATAGCCCTTATAAGCGTTATTGCCGTTAATTGCTGCGTCAAGAGGTCCACCACTTGCAGATAGTGATGTTCCGCCCAAGCCTTCATTTACACCAGTCTTACGATTTAGTGAACCTGCAGCATCAGTAGTCATCAACCGGATGTACGCACGAGTTCCTCTGTTCCCGCCGCCTACATTCTCAGTAGTAGATCCGCGAGGACGAAGTGTAAACAGGCGTTCTGTCTGGGTAATAGTCCCATTGCTGTTCTGAACACTACTTGTAGAAGAAACAGTTGATGTACCGTATGTGATATTTGACATTTATGATCCGACCGAGAAATCTGTAATTTGTAATACAACCGCTTGTGTAATCACATTTAGCTGTCCATCCAGACCACCTAGTTGAGGCGGAGAATAAGACATGCCTTGGGCTGTGAATCGAATATTATCAATTGCACCTTTAACTTGATTCAAGTACACCTCGTAAGGTGACATTGCTACAAAACGAGGTGAAATGTACGAGCTTTTTGATTTAGTAATGATAGGCATGTCTGTATTTTACCGTTATCTATTTTGAGGAGATCCAGCATCTCTAGTGTTTTGTGGAGCAGAAGTATCTGGACCTCTAAAGCCTTTCCAGAAACTCCAACCAGTCCCAGTATCTCCTGGCTTACCATCTCCTCCACTGAGGATCTTATCGGCTGCTTTGTCAAACTTGGAAACAGCATCGGAAAACTCTTTGTTAGTCTTTTTCTGATCAAAGCCATTGATAATGTTTTGAGTAGTCGCATAATCAAATCGACCAGACTTAACAAGGTCATACATTTTAGAATTCTGCATACCAAGTTCATCCATCTGCTGTTCAAATCCGGAAACCTCATCAAGCGACAGATTACCAGCACCCTTAAGACCCGTAGATGTAAGACTTCCACCATTGTGAGCTTTAAGATCTTTAGCTACGATATTCTCCATCGTCTTTTGATCTCCTGACTTCATGGCTTTAACGAATGCAGCTCTTTGCTCAGAATCCTTGATTCTTTCTGGATTCTTCTTGTAGCTTTCTACGCTAAAGTCTCCATTGAAGGCTACGTGGCCAACTTGAGCAAGACCAGACTCTACTGAGCTACGGTACGAATGGACGATATAATCCATAGCAGCTTTACCTGTTCTTCCGCCAAGCAGAGATTGAACCTGACCGTATTTACCGCTAGATAGCATTGAATCGATATCCGTCTCAGAAGCTCCACCATTAATCTGTCCGGCAAGATCAGACACCTGGCCAATAGCGTTGATAGAATCCATCAGGCCGAGCTTCATGGTTTTATCGCTCATTCCAAGTACACCCTGGACTTTACCTAGCAAACCATTCTGTCCTCCTTCTACGGTAGTCGTAGTACTTCCAAAGCTCATTGCATCTTCGATAAACCCATCGAAATTCCCACGAGCATTATCGGATCCACCTGTACCGTTGATCATACCCTTCAGATCAGCCATCTCAGGAGTCTTTAGAAGCGCTCCAAGGGCTTTCTGCTTGTCGCCCTTACCCGTGGCCTTAATAAACGCAAGAGCCTCAGGATGACCGTTTTTAGCAAGTTGGTTGATGCGTTGGATAGCCTTGCGAGTATCACCAACATCCATTACGCCTGAACTTGTAAATTGCTGACCTGCACGACGTAGATCCTTGCCAATACGTCCCCAGCTGAAATAACCAGAAGTATCTGCGCCATTAAGTTGAGCAACCGTAGTAGGCCCCGAACCTTGACCCCCGGTAGTAGCAGCATCAATTGCAGCATCACCCATCGAGCCAGATCCAAGCGTTGAGCCAAACATGAACGAGTCAAATCCAGATTGTACTGAGTCCCCGACCATTGCCTGAGCATCGGTAAAAGCATAGACTGACTTCGCTATCGCAGCAGTAGAGTTATTCAGGAACTTACGGGTATTACGTACGGCTGAGCCTAGTGATCCACCGTATAGATAGTTCTGTGAAACATACTCTCTGGCTTGCTTTTGAGCCTGTGCATTCCGCGCCTTAATACCTTGTGAATACGTAGCCGGATCAGACTCAGATGCGCGTTGGGCGATGAAAGCCATAGCTTCATCTTCGCTCATACCCATCATATCCGTAAGTACTGGCATCATTGAAGAAGCATCGTACTTGCCATCCTTGCCTTTGATTGCTGCAGTACTACCCAGAATAGAATATACCTGGTTCTCAAGAGCCATTGAACCTTGATCCTGAAGCTGTTTACCTCCAAGCATACGGCTATACATTTTCATCTTTCCATAAGAACCAATAGGATCTTTGGAAAAATCTGCACCAAACTGGCCAGTGACACTACTGATATTCATATTTGAGCTATTTGCACTAGCTCCGCCTCTGCCGTTTATGTATTGGTTATACAGAGCCATTTTATTCAATAGAGTCTGTGAACCATTAATTTGAGCAGTTAACGAAGCTTGTGTAGCACCTTCGGTCCCACCCATACGAGCTACCTGCGCAGTGGAAAGCAATCCATTGCGACGTGCTGTCTCGAATGAACCAAGAATATTCGATGCGGCCATCTGACCAAGATACGGAGTCATACCGTTTGCTTGATACAGGTATTGACCTTGCGCTCCAACAGTAGACATAATGTTTTGTACACTGCGGCCTGCTACTGATGCGTTATATCCAAGCTGAGTCAGTGCCTGAGTAGCCTGACTACCTGTTCCACCAGTCACAGAAGCACCGGCATTACGAAGCTTAGCTAATTCCTCAATGGCATTCTTGATTGAAGGATCCCCCGCAATAGACATTACTAGCTTGATCTGCGCAGCTACGTCTTTTACTCGTTTAGAGATTTGCTTAGAACTTGTATCGTCAAGGAGACCTGCCCGAGCACTGTAATCCGCTATGTTTGTATATTCGCCAGTCGAGAACGTCATGTCTCGAATGCCTTGACTCGTTATGTTATGAGCAATAGCAGTAGAATCCCTGTAACCTAGACCTTGGCCTGTTACAGAGTTACCTTGAGCATCTCCAAACGTAACACCAGCAAAGTTGTCACGAAGATCACGTGCAGTACGGCGGGTATTGATGTACGGATCGAATAAAGTCTTCTGAGCACCGTACATTGCGGCTTGACCTACAGCAAGAGGGAGAAGAGCAGAGCCTGCAATCCCCATAAGGCCTCTATTAAACATAGATGCGCCAACGCCTGCTGTTGGTACGCCTCCTAGAGCACCACTAAGTCCTCTCGCAACAAATCCCGGCATGTACCCACCCATGCCTGCAGCCATACCTCTAGCAAAACCTCTTCCGATTGAACCTCCGATTGCAGCACCTGGTTTAGCCAATGCTCCAAACGCAAGTCCGAATCCAAGCATAGGCGCAGCTACACGCTGTCCAGCCCATACTACTGAATCGAAGGGACGAGAAGATACTCCCTCAACTGAAGCTCGCTGATTATCAACAGGATTCCCAAATCGATAGTCCCCTGACATAGGGTTAACCAGGGAATTAATCCCAGAGAAAAATCCTACTCTACCGTACTGATTATACGGCTGAGGTCCAGCATACTGAGGGCGATACCCTGCAGTATAGCTAGGAGTCAGTAAATTCGGATCCATTCCAAAGCCTGGATTCATATTCGCAGGATTCATTGGATTAGAAAACGAATTGGTGTACATATCAGCTTGAGATGCGTACACGTCGCCAAAGGGGCTTTGTTGGGTGCCGAAGAAGTTCATGGTCTTATTTTAAAAAGAAAAAAGCCGCTCTACGGCGGCTTCGAAACTATCTGAACAAGTTATTAAGGCCAGTAACACCAAGACCTTTTTTATCCTTAACCAGTTTGGGTTTAAGATGTTTAACAACATTCTCGTAATATTCCAACATCTGCATTTCTTTTTCTGTATGTTCAGGTATTTCTACATTGAACTGCATTGCAAGATAATCCGCCCAGTTCTTTTTTATTTTCCCATGCCAATCTCTGGCTTTATTAGGATCATCAAAGGAAGGGTTGGTCAGGGTATTAAGCATAACCAGTTTCATCTTCTCAACTTCGAGTTGACTTTCTTTGGTCATATACTGCCGATACATCTTATCTTGCAAAGAACCAAGTTTTGGAACTTTGACCCCTGAGAGATGCAGCTTCATTCTCTGCATCGCCCAAGGGTTTTTTAAAAATTTTCCTCAAGCTCCTTACAAGCTTCGAAAACTTTATCATCAAACTTATATAGGGCATCAAGAAGAACGCCTACAACAGGGCCAGGAATACGTTTGATAAACTTGGCCTTATCTTCCTTGTTCATACCAACTAAGGACTTGCCCTGATACATCGTAAGACCGTACTGAAGATTCAGGATCATACGTGCTTCGTTCAAGGTGGAAACCAGGTTATACGTGGTGGTATCGATGATTCGAGAAATTTCCTCTACTTCTTCTGACGTTCTAGTCCGGAATTGAACTCGTAATTTACCCTTAATTACCACATCTTCAACGTATTCTCCAGAGAAGATAATCTCATCAAAGATACGCAGTAGCTCGTCTTTATCATACTTAGGCGTTTCTTTAGCGTCGCCCTTAACTTTTTCTTCAGCTTCAGCTACTTCAACTGGCACTTCAGCTTCCACTTTTACTTCAGGTTCTTGCTTAGACTTACGGCCACGAACGGCCGGTTTCTCAAATTGGAATTCAAAATCGCTCATTTCTTTCTCTTAAAAATCAAACACATCGTTATCGTTCTTAACTTCATCTACCGTAACAAATTCACCTTTCAGAACCATGTAAGCGATATTTGCAAATACCGCACTATGGAACCAATCGTCACACAGGTCTTCGTCCTTTTTATACAAACGACGCCCAGTAACAGATTCCTCTTCGAAGATGTTAAGTGCATCCTGCCAGTATTCAGACATAAGATTCCACGAAGGTGTTTCTATCTTTTCACGTCCAAGCTTGGCTTTAAGCACCATTGTATCCATGTTAGTCGTTCTATCCGCTGAATAGAATTGACCTTCTCTGTCCCAACGAAGTGTAGACTTTGCTGCTACATATTGTACAGAGCAAACTCTATCATGTCCAACGCTTTTACGTAGTAATTCAACTTGCAATTGTCCGACGCCTCTATCTGAGGCTAGCATTGTACATTTGTACTGTGCATATAGTTCCTCAACGCGTTTTACCTGATCAAGAATATCGATACCATTCAGACGCTGGGCGTATAGCAAATAGGCTCTACCATTCCAGTCGTAACCAAGAATAGTAATAACCGTATAGGAATTAGAGCCGCCGCTAACGGACCAATCTACTCCAAGAACTGTATGAAGAATGCTACGTTTATCAACCGGAAAAGTTCTATCCCACTCAAGCTTGTTAGGATTACAACAAGCCATAACTTCTTTAAGGGAAAGGGGTCGACCAGCAAGTCCGCTCGGGCATCCGAACACTTCGTTAGCAAGTTTAGGAATCGAATAGGTCTTTGCTTTATGCAGCAACTCTTTCCACTTCTTAGGCTTTGTACGGGCTGGGAATATCAACTGAGGCAAATGGAAGCTTAGGTGGTCTTTCTCCATAGGGCGTGCAGCAACCCATTTGCCAGTTTTCATATCTAGCAAACCGCCACAGAACACACAGCCAGGGCCATCGGGATTAGCCGTAAGCATTCTATAACAAACATCGAAATCAATGGGTAGGGAATACTTTCCACAGTGTGTACAACGCACTGCCCATTCCATCATGTTGCCTTGCTTAAACTTTTGCGTAAGAGAATTAGTCTCTGTCTTTGCAGTTCCAGTATACCTACGAAAAGCATAGTCCGAAGCACCTAAGGTCTCTGCAAGAATAGGCGCGCACTCAATGCTGGTATCCTGAAATTCATCCAGATACAATGCATCCGCAAACACTCCACGAATACGGTCGGCATCCTGTTCCGTTTCAGCGTAACCAAGTGTCACAGCACTGCCGTTTGTAAATGATTTGGAGAATACGTTTTTACGGGTTGAAGGATCAGTAAAGTGCCTCTTGATCAAAGGAGAGCTAAGAAAGGGATCCAGATAAGCAGTGGAAAACCGTGATGTCTGCTGAGCCAACGGAGAACTGAAAAGAGTCGAAAAGTGAGGACGAACAAGGCTATTGGCTACAATAGCTGCGCCAAGAGATACTGATTTACCAATCTGACGACCCGCCATGAGGGTCATTTCATTAGGGGCAATATCGTAGATGATTTCAAAAGGTTTGTAATCGTCCAGGTTCAACGGTTTACCTTTTAGCTGCAAAAGTGCCCGTGAAATTTCAGAAGGTCTAAGTTTAAGAAGGCTATTTAGTTCCATGAACCTATGTTAGTACGCTATTTTGGTATAAGGATTATGTAGGGCAAAACCACGTTTTATAATTTGCCGTACCCGTAGTCTATACCTATATAATTTCCCGGAGTTAATTATGAATCTAACATGCGGTGCTGTTATCCGAGAAATACCTGATATCCCTCTTTCTGAGGTTCAGAAAGGAAGGTGGAGGAAATGGATAGCGGCTTTGAAAAATGGGACTTATCCGCAGGCACGACACCATCTGCGCATAGGTAATTCGTATTGTTGTATGGGTGTTGCATGCGACCTTATTTACTCCAAAGGCTGGGTGCCCTGTGAGGACGGTTTCGGTTTCAGCCTTCCGAATGAAAAAGGCCAAATTATGAGTACCAATGAATTCGTACTACCTGCGATAAGGAGGGTGTATGGAGGCATGGGTCCTCTGGGGTTCTACGTGAATGGCACCTTCCCGGATGGGGATGGGGGAAGCATGGATATTAAGCATTTATCTTTGACTGCGCTTAATGACTTGGGGGCGACATTCGAAGAACTTGCTGAAGTCCTGACTAAAGCCATGACGGGTGGCTATTCATATAAAATGAAACTGATTGAGTTAGTTTATTAATTTTCCTTTTCATGGGCCTTGTCAAATGCATGGAGCGTTGACAGGGCTTCTTTTTATATTCTCGAAATTCAATAATCCAATAATAGTTGGTATAAATATATTGTAGAGCTAGTAATAGCTTTATTCACTAATCAATTTTCAATAATTTGAAATTGTTTGGTATAACTATATTGAGCAGGGTAATAGTATTCTGTTCAAGTTCTTTTTATTTAGCTAAATCAAGGATTCACAAAATGGCAGTTATCAAGACCATCATCAGCGTTGCTTCGACCGACACCGAATACACCATTCCGGGCGACTGGTCCGCAGAACAAATCAAGACCAACTACGCAAATGATATCCCCGGTATCGCTTCGATGCAGTATGAAGAAAAGCTGATCAACGTCGATGGCGGCCAAGCCCGCGAGATCACCTTCAAGCCGCGTACTGGTACGAAGGGCTAAGCACTAGCTTAGTTTTTACGTTGACGAACAGCAAGGTCCTAGCCCTGCTGTTCGTTTTCCTGTTTTTTTTAGTCAAGCTAGGAGCTTAAGAAAAGCAGGGAAATAATAAGGAATAACCATGCGTAAATTTAAATTACCCGTTACGTCAGGAAACCTCGTTGGCCTGATTCACGAAATGAGAACTGGCGCAGCTGCAAAACTTTCGGCATTCTGCTCTCAGCAGATACTCGATAAAAAGCTGTCCACGAAAACATTCAAGTATGATTTTGATATTGCGGGTAGGCGTTCTGGCGGTCAGAGAAAATCTGTACAGAAACTTCGGGAAATTCTCTACAAGCATATTAAGAAACAAATTCCTTATCTGGAATATGTAAGTTCTGGTGATTCGTTTTTGACAATGCATTCGAGTCGTAGTAATCAGGTTATATTCAACCTTGAATCGTACTACGCAAAAATCACCATTACGTCTGGAAATGGGGATATTGCAAGGGAACTGCATAATCTTCCTTGGCGTAAGAGCATTGTCAGATATTCCCGATTTCTTAATTACAAAGCTTTGAGAAAGGGTATTCCCCTGAATACTGTATTAGCGTCATTTAATCATCATATTCACGAAGATGATCAAGAGGCTTATAATCGGTGGACGGAGGGACGTAATGCAGAGAGTATTTCTGTAAGAATAAAAATGAAGGTTAAGCTTGTGGTAACCATTTCTAGCTATGAGTATGTTGGATATACACAGCACAGGCCTCCTTATATAAATAGCTATGATGATTATGAAAAGACCCTTTCTGGACGAGATCTGATAGATTTCAGAAATCCAAATAACTGGGTGACTTCTGATCTTACAAGTACAACAGCATCCCGAAGCAATACCCACCCAGGATACGAAAAGTACCATACAGCGGAAAAGATATTTCTGGTCCTTGACGATTTACTCAAGGTAATTACAACACTTACGCGGAGAGTACAGTATGATACTGCAGCGTTTAATATCGGAAGCGCAGAAGCTTCCTGATCTCGGAACTGAAGTCCATAAAGCAATTTTGGACTACAACGGTATTAACGAAGTTAAGTCAGCTACTGATCTTGAGATTTTGCATATCGCAAGTACGCGTAAGTTCCAAGCCGAAACAGTGCGACGGACTCAGGCTAATCTCAAAACGATTGAACTGAATGTTGTAAAAGCTAAACACGCAATTACCGAGGATATTGAGGATTTCGTATGACAGACATCGCTATCGAAGCTAGTCAGCCACTTGAAGTTGATAAGATTGAGCTTCCTAAATTGGAAGAGCAATTGGTGGATGTAAATGGCCAACACGTTATTCTTTTAGAAGATTGTGTTGCCTTCATGGTTGGCGATGAAAAAAGCCAGATTGAAAAACGTATCACATACGAGGATTTCAACGCAATCGTAGGCGCTGTAGTTAATCATCGTAACGAACAATCGATGGAGGGATTTCAGCTTCCGTCAAACTGTTTTTACTTTGCTCGTTCTGGTAGTGACATCCACTTGAGTTGCTATTACAGTGAGCGTATCGCTGAGGTTAAACACCTTACAAAGAAATACGTCATTAAAACTCCGAATCTTATTATTAGTCACAAGCTGTTCAAAGGTGGCGATAAGACTTGGAAAATAGAGGCTAACCGTAGTCGCTACTTCTGTACCAATGCAAAGGTAGGTAACCTACCTAAGGCATTTATTGATCAAGTAGAGCACAGTAAACATATCTACCTGATGCCTTTCCCGAATACTTATTCGGAAGGAGCATTGTGCTTTGGTGGAAATTCGATGCCTAGCCAATTCACGGATAATAACCTTCGTGGTTTGGACTGGTATTATCAAGTTCTATTTGAGTCCCCATTCAACAATGACTTGGGTATTCGTGCTCTTAGAGACGAACCCTCCATTGAAGGCTGGTTTAAGAAATTGTCTGATGTTGCAAAAGCGAACACAGATTTCCCGTACGAATCAATTCGTGGTTATAAAGCTATTTAAGGAATAGAACATGGATATCATCAGCCAATTCATTAGCTGCGTAGTTACTCCCAACGAGCTTCAAACTGCAGTTGACGCAGGCTACACCGAGATCTATGTCTTGACCGGTGAGAAGGAAAATCCGATCATCAAGCATCACAAGCTTCGTGGTCAAAATCGGTATATCCGTCTTGCAGTTACTTCGCTTCCGACTAACTATAAATCGGAAAAGATCGTACAGGAAGTTAACTTTCTCCCTGCCGGTAAAATCCCGGTTGAACTCTTTGACCAAGTTGTTGCATTCTTTAAACAGGTCATGGAAGTCAAGAAGTCCGAGCTTGAAGCAATGATCTGGATTTGTTGGGATCAAGAGAACGGCTATCATCTTATCGTTCCTGATCAACGCGTATCCAAAGCTTCGGCATCGTATGACTGGGCCTCGTTGCCTGCAGGAAAGACGATTGTGGCGGATATTCATAGTCACAATACTATGGGCGCTTTCTTTAGTGGAACCGATAACCGTGATGACCAAAGCAATATCGGGTTCTCAGGTGTGGTAGGTCGTCTCAAGGATGCGAATCCCCAGACTGTATGGCGTTTCAACTATCGTGCTCAAAAGCTCGAATGTGATCTGGACGACATTTTCACAATGCCCGCACGTCCTGAAGTAGCTGTTCCGGAAGACTGGATTAGCAAAATCCAAACACCTACGTATAATACCACGGTGTATGGAGGGAACAGCCAAAAGGGAAAAGCGGATCATTTGAAAGCGTGGCAATACAAAAGGGGCGACGCAGCAAACGTCGAAAGGGAAGGAAGTAGAATGGGTCCGCAGTTGCAGGATCAGCGGAGGTTACTTCCCGGCGAACCCGGAGACACACGTGACATCGACTGGCAAGGCGACTTCTGGGGCCTCGCACAAGACCTTTCACTGAGACATCCTGACGATAGCTTTCTGGATCTAGCAGAGGGTGGCGATGAGCGTGCTACTGCGGCAGAGCGTGCTCTGTCGTATCTCCGTGAAGATCCGGAATATCCTAGTGGAGTTGCAGGTCTCGCTGAGTATAATCCGGTGTTTGACCCGGATGTTGTAGATCAACGTACCGGCGAGATTCGCGGCAATCGCTATGATGAGAGTCACATTGGTCTGTACGCAGGCGATGATCGTTATGATGAAGCACGTGACCTTCACGGTCATGAAGTTGCTGAAGCATTTTGTGTCATTGATGATATGATGTCTCAACTGGATGGTAAAGATGAACTGGTTGAGAACATCATGGCTGATATGATTCACATGGCAACTCCTGGATTCAAGGAAACTCTGTTCAAGCGTCTTTATCAGGAACTCCCTGATGAAGTGCAAGAACGGATCCAAACTAACGGAATCCATTAAACCTGAGAGGCGCTCTTAATCGAGCGCTTCTTTTTTTAGGGAATTGAAATGAGAGTTGTAATAGTAGTGGGCCTGGATCTTGGCTGGGATAATATCGTCGCTGTTTTTGAAGAAGGTAAGCACTCCAAGGAAGACTTGGAAAAGACCTTCCCACAAGAAGATAGATATATTATTTTCTATAAAGACCTTGAGGAATACGATCTGGACGAGTACAGATAATGCATTACGATATGACTAAATGGTTTCTTTACTTTCTTGAATGCCAGGCAAGCCCTAACAAGAAACATAGATTTAGAGACTACGATCATTTCCTGGAATGGATATTGGAATCATTTAATGATTGAGGATACGAATGAGCGGACTTGAATGCTACGAATGTAGTAAATGGGTTGGTCATTGTCAATGTCCCCCTGTAGACAAAGAACTAAACATAATGACTGAACTTGATCCCAATGAATCCAATCCCGTACGCCTCTGGGCTGAAATCTGGAAATTTAGAAGTGAAGCCAAAGGTCCTGAGGGATTCGACACCTGGCGTGACGCGGCGATAAATGAAAAGATAAGACGTCTTAAAGCAGAACGTGATCTTCAAACTCTTAAAGATCGTCTTGTAACAGCAGTAAAGGATTTATAATGAAAACCCATGACATTTGCGGAACCTGTAAGGTAGAACACGAAGTCGAAGACCTTCGTCCTTATGGTCCAAATTATTCGCTGCTATGTTTTACCTGTTTGAAATCTTCGCCTGAAATGGAAGCAGTTGCTAAAGCTAATTTTCTGGCGCAGCTCAATGCTGCTGAGAAACAGAGCAATGTAGTCATTATGGGGGAAGGCACTGGTCCTCGTCCAATGAATACAGATTCTTTGGTATAAGAATATTGAACGGACTTCAATGTCCTTAAACAAGGCCACATCGCCTAGCTTTTTTAACCTGGAGCACATATGTTTAAATTTCGTCCGAGCACTATTCCTACCAACATTTTCGTAGTTGGCTGTGGCGGCACCGGATCTCGGCTTGTTCCGGCATTGGTGCAGTTTATTCGTTCGATCACCAAAGAGCACACCCCCACGGGATGGCTCGGTTCGACAAACATCGTCCTGGTAGATGGAGATGTGGTCGAGCAGAAGAATCTGCTTCGTCAAAACTTCATCGGTAGCGACGTAGGCAAGAACAAAGCAGCTGTGCTTGCGAATCGTTACAGCAAGGCGTATGGCATGAACGTGGTGGCATATCCGAAATTCATCGAAAAGGGAATGGGGCCAACGGCATTCCGTAGTGATCTGATCAATGTCTCTGGTCTTAGTATCGAAAGCCACACGAACGACATGGTAATTATGTGTGTCGACAGTGCTGAAGCTCGTCGAATCGTCCTGGCTGCGGTAGGTCCGGTTTCGTCGTCGAGACGAACTGTGTTTATCGATGCAGGTAACGAGGATGCATTCGGTCAGGTTCGTATGTTTACGAACGATATTCTGTATCAGAGTTCATACGATAATCAGGAAGAGTTCAAGACCAAGTACAAGAAGCCTGAGCGTATCGCATACACGCCTGAGCCCGTTAGCTTTATTCCTTACGATCACGAGTTCTACGATAATCTTCAAGATAATCCTGGACTCGGCAGTTGCGCTGATCTCGATCAGACGTTGGCAATCAATTCGTTGATGGCTATGCACATCCTGGCATTCGTGCAGAACTATTACTACAACAAGGTGATAGACTACCATCAGATCTCGATTGATATCGGAAGTGGTGCAGCGTATTACACCAAGAACGATATAACGACGTATCGCAATAGCACATTGACATACGGTCATAAAGATTACAGCAATCTCGGCATGGGTGGGAACAAGGGATCCTTCATCGGGGTATGTAACTGTGCTCTTGCCGGCGATGTCTTCGATCCGTTCTTGGCTCGTAATGCGGCAGAGTTGAAGAAAATCGAAAATGCTATGGCTGCAGCGTTGAAAGGAGCAGGTGAAGGAGAAAAGCCTGTAGCGGAAGAAGTGGTGAAGGCGAAGAAGCCCCGGAAGAAGGCAGAAGCTGTGGAAGAAGCAATTGTGTATTCCACAGAAGCAGTCATGGCCGAAACCGAAGCTCCTGTTCGGTTCCATACTGGTGAGAATGATGTTTCCACTCTTTCAGCGACGGACATGCTCTAAGAGTTATGTAAAAGAAAAGGCCCTGTTTTACGAGGGCCTTTTTTTAGCTTAGTTAAACAAAATCTGACATTATCTCAAATCTAAAAGGTAAATGTATTTATAGCAATTGAGTTTATTGTGCGGTTTTGCCTAAGCATTTAGTCTGGCATATCAGGCCAAAATCTGTTTCCTTTAGAGCAATTTTCTGTTTTAGTAAGAACTTGTAGATTGAAGTGGTTATGGAGTCCACACACAATATCGCTTTGTAAAGGTACTATGTGATCCACTTCATGCGGTAATCCAGTCTCTACAGAGATATTGGCAGCTTCTCTATAAAAGGACTCCATTACCTGTACATCTGCCCAAGAAGGAGTTGCTTTGGAACTAATGACTCGTCTCTTGGAACCCTTGCAGTTTACTTTTTCTGGATTTTGTTTAGACCATTGTCTTGTAGATTCTCTAGCTGCTTCTGGATTATTCCAATACCTAGCTTTTCTTCTTTCAGATTCTTTCTCTATGTTTTCTAAATAGTACTTTCTGTTATATGCTTTAATATCTCTAACTTGCTGTTTGGCTTTTACCTTATTACTATTATTTATATAGTAGCTCTGCGAACGTAGTTTGTCACACATGCAGCAATCACCTCTTAAAAAACGTTCAGAAATATGCCCATTTTTACAAGGTTTTCCAGTGAAATATCTTTTAAGTCCAGCTGCTTGAGCATCTGATTTAGAAATTATGTTCACAGTTAATTTATGAAATACGTTCTCTACTTGAATTAGTAAGGTTATCTACCACAGTAAACTGAGCTAATGTGGTGCCATCCTGCCTAAGCATAACCAGTGTACCAGCAACTTTATCCCATTGCCAACTTCCAAGGGATTCATCCTGGATGTTTCTTGTAATAGTGTATAGGGATTGCGTTACGACGTTTACAACACCTTGAATAGCACCGAATGCGTACAACAGATAAGTGCCAGTAGTAGCAGGAGTAAAGGTAAAGTTATAAAGCGGACCTGCACCTGCCGATGCGAAACTTACGACTGGAGTTACAGCCGGAACCCCGTTAAATAGCAATGCTAGATCGGGAGGTACGCTAAGTCCTGTGCTAGGTCCTTGCGCAGTAACGGTAACAAGATTGTTTACTTCAATAGTTTGTGTATACATTACTCGCCCATCTCTTTAATATAGCGTTTAATAGCTTTAGCCTTGTTTGCAGTGTCTTCGGCAGTTTGGCCCGCTTCGAGAGAAGTTGGAGGAATAAACTCGAACGGATAAACTGGAGCAGAGTACCCTTCCTGGCGTAAAAGATACGTAACTGTTACTGGGAATCCAGTTTCGGCTATATCGATATACACGCTATCTTCTGTGAGAATCTTGCGCACTTGCACGATTGCATATGCCAATTCCAACGAAGTGGGTGCAGGTACATACTCGAAATCTGCTTCGATGTTATTGATAACATCCGTAGCATAAAGCATAAAAGATGCATCTTCGAAAAAGAGTTCAGGCTGCGTAACAAGTATTTGCAGAACACTGATCTTGTCTCTTGTTAGACCATCAAGCTCTACACCTAGAGTAATCGAGATAGTTTCGATTTCCAGATCTTCCCAACCACCTTTCCCGAAGATACGGTCAAGCGTGGCTTTAATATGAGAAATTGAAGCTAGACCCATACGTGGATCCGGAGCATTCAATTCAATACCGAAATCTTCTTCTTCAAACATTATTAGACGTTCTTCGTTAGATGGAGAGCAACTTTTTGAAGGTCCATCGGCAGTGTTTCAAGAACCTGCTTGAAATGAACCGGACCTCTGTCGTATTCAGCACCCATATCGTCACCGATATATGCACAGAAACGACCCCTACCCAGTTTTGCAATCTTTTCGAAAGGTACGTTCTGACCACAGAGCTTTACATTAAGTGCTGAAATCACTTGTGCTTCCTTGGTCAGAACAGTTTCTTTGTAGAAGTTGTAGCCCTTCGTTGAGAGCCCAGCCTGTTTGTCCATTCCGCTAATTGTATCACAAATGTCGCGGACTGTCTCTGGCTTGATTTGACCTTCGATCTTGTGAATTGCAGTAGCAAGCTTCACAAAGGAAGTGTTATGGGTTTCATAGTAGCGATTGGCAAGAGCCTTTACCGCAGCTTCTTTATCCATATATCCATGACCGGAATAGCGTATAACTTCATCACTAGGTTCAATGCCTTTAGCTACAGCTTCTTCGTAGAGAGCAGCAGCTTCTTTAGACAGAGTACCTTCCGTGCGTAGCCCAGAAAGCTCACCTTCAAAGTAAGCTTGTTTAGTGAAGTAGTCGTCGTTAGCAAGAGCAGCTGCTTCAGCTTTTCGCTCATTAGCAGCTTTGACCATACGATCACTGAGTGCAGTGACCTGGTCTTCAACGCCATAGGCTTTTACGGCTTTGGCAACCTTTTCGATTGCAAATACATCGACGGCCTTGAATGCAACCTTTTCATGATACTTCAGCTTGAGAGCCGAAGCAATGCATGAATCTTTGTTGTCAAGGGGCATTTCCTGCTCAACGGAGGCTTGCTTGACAAATGAAGCAGCTTCAGGAACAAGATCTAGAATTTCTTTAAGTGTATACGCTAGCATAGTGTTTATATCTTAATCTGGTTACTTAGGCTCATTGCCTAAATCGCGGTTAAACGCAACGGTTTCCGCTTTGAATTTAGCATCTAGATCAGCATTGACGCCTGCGTCAACCTTCTCCTGAATCTTGTTAAGAATCTTGTTACCGCTCTCCGTAAGAGTAGAACGGACATTGTTTGCTGTTAGATAGCGGAGGGCATTTTCATTAGTAGGATTATCAATAACATCTTTGATGTGCTGATTCATAATCATACGATCCCTGCGTCTGGAAGCAGTAGAGAATGCGCTAGTAATAGCGCCAGACATTCCGCCTACCATCGCACCGAGGATAGGTGCACCTGGACTGATCTTCCCTTTATTGAAGGTGACTGCAGTGCCTGCACTAGCTAGTGCTCCGGTAACTGCGCCAAGTCCAGCTTGAACGAACAGTGAACGTAGACCTTCTCTAAAGTCTCGCTTTGCGATTCCATGAGGGGTATCGTCGTGAATCATCTGAGCGTAATGCTTGATTGCATCCAGTCGTGTCTGCAACGACAAGGCCTTGAAAGTTGGGTCATCAAGAACCCTATACAGATCAATACCTTTTTGCTTATAAAAGTCCAAAAGGCTCAGGACGATTTCATTTTCATTCATAGTTAAGAATCCAATTTACTCAGATATTTTAAGCGGCAACAGCCTTGATTTCTAATGTCTTTTCCAGAAGTTTAGCGAGATTATTAGTAACGCCAGGAGTCGTTCCCGGATTAACAATGAATTTTGTCTTGAGAAGACTATAACCCTCATCTGCTGCAGGGATGAATCGATTTTCAATAAAGAGGAAATCCCATTCACCACTAACTGCAAAACAGCATATAGCAAGGATATCAAACTGACCGCGCTCAAGCTTTGTTGTAGTGATAGTTCCGATCCCATCGACCTGAACTTCGCGTTTGTCTGTATTTTTTACCATGACAGATCCCTGCCAGGTTTGGCTGAGGACATCTGATCTAATCGAATCAGTCATCACGGACTTTGCTTCTATAGTGATAGGTACACCTTTGTAAACTACCTTGAAGTCACCTTTCTCCTGATCTCTATCTGGAATCTTGATTACAGATTCAACGCCAGGGATCTGGATAATTTGAGCTTTCAATGCACGTTCAGCGAGATAACCTTGAAGGTAGCCGCGAAGAGAAGAGTTCTCATCTATCAGCTCCTGTATGTCATCCATCGTGAACCCCGAGAGGATGGATACGTTCTGCATAGCGTTTTCGTTATATTCGATTTTCATGGAATTCTGTACCAGCAGTATTCTTCTGTCAATCATTTTAATGCTATTCGATTATAGCCTCTAGGAGCCCTTGCTAAGGTCGTATGCTACTCGGGTATCAAACTATCTTACTAGAGGCTCTCAGAGGCTCTCAGGAGGTCAGGTAGGTATCTATGGGAGCTGAATGAACTTGGATTTACATACCGTGCTAAAGCTGTCCAAAAATGGTGTCCAGTTTTGTTTTGAGATTTCTCTTTAAAATCAAGGACTTACAAGCTCTGTCCAAAAACGTCCTTTTTAAATTTAGAAATTGGACAGCCGCAAACCTATACCCAGCTTGGCTTTCAAAAGATTTGTCCAATTGTCCTAGTTTTTTTTCAAACCATACCTCACTTA